GCCGCGCGCACCGCGCTCGCCCGCGCTGCCGCGCGCCGGCAGGCGATGCACGACATCGACGAGGCCAACGACGACCACTTCGACGACGAGCACTTCGACGAGCCCGCCCCGATGCCCGCGCCGCGCCGCGCCGCGCCGAAGCCGGTCGCCAAGATCGTGCCGGTCAAGCGCCAGGAATTCGCCGGCGAAGCCGCCGGCATGCTGCCGAGCCTTTCCGCCGCGGCGACCGGATCGCATGAAGCGGTCTCCGATGAGGACGCTCTGCTGCTCCTTCTGGCGGCCGCCTGATGCTGAACGACGCCGCGCAAGTCGAGGTCGCCGGCCAGGTCGACGACAGGAGGGACAAGGAAAAGCACCGCGGCGAGCTGACCGCGCTGCTGTTGCTATTGATCGGCCTCTACGGCAAGCAGGTCTATTCTGAGGTCGGCATCGAGCCGCCCGCCGTATCGCCTTCCGAGATCGCCTGGGCGCAAGGGCGCGCGAGGGCGACGCTCGACATCGTCAATCAGACGACGCGCCGCCAGCTGGTCCAGGCGATGGCCCGGCAGCCGGGTGACGACATCGAGGCCATCGTCAAGCGGATCGAGGCCGTCTTCGACCGGGCCGAGAATGTGCGGGCGCCGATCATCGGTGATAGCGCCGGGACAGCGCTCGGCGGTTTCGTCGCCTACAACATCGCGCTCCACACCGGGACGCAGCGCATCATCTGGACGACGATGCGCGACGCCAAGGTTCGTGACAGCCACGTCGTTCTGGACGGGCAGACACGCCATCCAGGAGAGCTTTTCACGTCCGGCCTCGGAAACACGGCCTATTACCCTGGCGGCTTCGGGGATGCCGCCGATGATGTGAATTGTTTCCCGCCCGGCGCAATGGTCGCCGGCAAGATCACCGCGGGTCTAAAAGCCTTCTACTCGGGGAAGATGGTCGAGCTTCAGACAGCGGGTGGACGTCGGCTCACCGTTACCGCGAATCACCCCGTATTGACCGCGGCGGGGTTCACCCGCGCGTGCCGCCTTCGCAAAGGAGATCACCTTCTCGGCTATCGTCGCCGGGTCGAAGCCACGGATGTTGTTCCTGTAGAGCAGCACATAGAGGACCTGCCATCCCGCGCCGAGGATGCATTTCGCGCGCTCGGCGCTCCGCATGGTGCATTGATGCGGGATGTAGGACTCATGGACTTCCACGGCGACGGAAAGTCCATGAAGGGCGATGTCGAGATTGTAGCGCTCGACCGCAATCTGCAGTTCAACGATCTGGCCGCGCTGCTCGAGTGCGCTGGCGATGGAGAGCTCGTGCCGTCCGAGGCGCTTAGCCTTCGCTCTGGCCTTGGCGACCATCTCCTCGTGACTGGGGATGTCAGAGCGCCGTGCGCTCCAAGCGCGACCGAGCTGGCGCCGGACGGCCGCCGGATCAGACTTGATCGTCTCCCATTTGATGCGCTCCGCAGCCGAGCGCCCGCGCAATTCGACGCCAGCCTTCTGCATGCGGAGCGTGAGGACGGCGCGATCGATCCGGTGCTCATCGGCGAGTTTCTTCATGCTCACGCCGCTCTCATAGAGCGCGATGAGATCGTCGAGGTTCGGGATTTCGACTACGCGGGGCATGTCTACGACTTCCAGGCTGAGAATTCGCTGATCGTAGCGGATGACGTCCTGGTTTCCAACTGCCGCTGCTGGCTCGAGATCGAGACCAGCGACGGGAACAAGGCGCTGCTGAAGCGCCGCCCAGAGCTCGCCGATGTTCGCGAATCCATCCGCCAAATGGCGGCCCAACAGATTGCAGGCCTCATGGTCGCGGCATTCCGCGATCAGCGCGCCCGCGTCATTGCAGCGGCCCGGCGGCTTGCCGCCTGATCGCCGGAGGAGAGGCCATGCCCGACATTGTCACCTTCGAGGCCTTCAAGGAGCGCCTCAAGTCGTCGTCCTCGACCAAGGGCGTGCAGGCTGGCTCGCACGACATGCTGGTGCGCCAGGGGTTCGCCGCGGACATCCGGGCTATCGACGACGCCGCGAGGACCGTCGACTGGGTGATCTCGACTGACAGCGTCGACCGTTCATCGGATTCGGTGAAGGTCGAAGGCTGGCGGCTCGACAACTACCGCAAGAACCCGGTGGTGCTGTTCGCGCATGACAGTGATTCTCTGCCGGTCGCCCAGGCGACGAAGGTCGGCATCGAGGGGAACACGCTGCGCTCGACATCGCTGTTCGCCGATGCCGAGACCTATGCCTTCGCCGACACGGTCTACAAGCTCGTGCGCGGCAAGTTCCTGCGCGCCGTCTCGGTCGGCTTCATCCCGTTGAAGTACCAATGGGTCGACGATGACCCGAAGCGCATCTTCGGCATGGATATCCTCGAGCAGGAGCTGCTCGAGTATTCAATCGTCCCGATCCCGTGCAATCCGGAGGCGCTCATCGCCGCCGGCATGAAGGGCATCGATCTCACGCCGATCCGGCAATGGGCCGAGAAGATCCTGGACACGGGCGAGACCGTGGTCGTGCCTCGCGCCGTGCTCGAGCGCGCGTTCAAGCTCGCCAAGACGCCGAAGTCCGAGCGCCAGAAGTATCTCCGCGAGCAGCCGGCGCCGCTGGCACAGCCCGACACCCTTGCACTCAGCATCGGCATCGACATGGCGCCGATCGCCGAGCAGATGTCCGCCATGGCGAAGGCCTTCGATGGCTTTGCCGCGTCGCTGCGCTCGCAATCGCAGGGCGACCCTGCGCTCGGCAATGACGATGACGGCGACCAGCTGGAAGCCGCAGCGTCGCCGGGCACTATGAAAGATGGTGATGAGCCGGACGAAGAGCCCGGTTCCATCGATCAGGTCACCGCGGGCAAGGACGGCGCGACGGCGCCGGACGGCAAGCCCGCCGACAACACGGATCGCGACGGCGACACCGGTGGGGAGAACCAGGACGTGAGCAACGCAGCTGCCCAGCCGGGCAAGGAAGCGGGCGCCGCGGCGCCGGCGAAGAAGGATATGGGCTATTGCGGCATGGCCGCCGACGCCGAGTGCGGCATGAAGGATCCGGCCCAGTGCTCGATCCATGCGCCGACGCAGAAGGATGCGGCGGGCCCGACCGGTGCCGACACGATGCCGAATCCCGGCCTGACCGATCCGCCGAAGGGCAACGAAGGCGGCGATGGCGCCGCCAACACGATTGGCGGCCCGAGCGGCGCGCAGACCGACCCGAGCCCAGGCGTCTCCGAGGATGAGACCTCCAGCGCGCATCCTGGCAACGCCGACCCGACGCCGGGCGACACCGGCGGCCCGATGAAGGGCTCAAATGGCGATGGCACGCCCGCCGGCGGCGCCGGCAGCGGCAAGCCCGATCCCGACGCGGACGATCCCGACACCGCGGTGTCGCAGGCCGCGATGAGCGAGCCGAAGACCTATCGCATTGTGATCTCGGACGAGACCGCGAAGAAGTTCGGTGCTGCCGAAAAGGAAGCACCTGCCGCTGAGCCGCCGGCGACTGGCGGCATCAAGGTCGACCCCGAAGCGATTGCAAAGGCCGTCACGGCCGCCGTCGCCACCGGGCTCGCCAAGGCCATGGGGCGCGTGAGCGCCTGAGGCCTGACCAGCTTCGGACCTTCGCCGGGTCCGGGGAGCCCTCTCTCAACAATTGGCTCTAGGGCAAGCCAGCGATGGCGCGCTGCGCCAAATCGCGGACGTCGAATCGCGTCCGCTTAGAGGAGTTTGAACATGGCCGAACTCGTACTGACGGAGGCAGCGCTCGGCGAGCTCATCGCAAAGCATGCGTCCGACGCGGTCTCGGCTGCGCTCGCGCAGCTGATGGCCAAGCAGGTGACGGATAATGCCGCCATCGTGCTCGGCGGCGCCGCCAATGCCAAGGCACAGCGCCAGCCCGGCGAAGTGATCTCGCGCATGGTGCGCGCGATCGCCGCCTCGAAGGGCGTCGCCAGCGTCGCCGCTGACGTCGCGTCCAAGGTGTGGCCGGGCGATACCGAGGTCCAGAAGGCTCTCGCCGCCAATATCGGCTCGGCGGGCGGCTTCTTCGTGCCCGAGGAATTCTCCTCGGAGGTCATCGAGCTGCTTCGTCCGGCCAGCGTCGTCATGGCGTCGGGCCCGATCGTCGTGCCGCTGCCGAACGGCAATGTCACGATGCCGGGTCTCGCGACCGGCACGCAGGCCGACTACATCGGCGAGAACACGGCCGCCGGCGCCACCAGCATCACCGCCCGTCAGATCAAGCTGACGGCCCGCAAGCTGGCCGCCCTCGTGCCGATCTCGAACGATCTGCTGCGCTTTGCCACACCCTCGGTCGACGCGCTCGTGCGCAATGACCTCGTGCGTGCGATCTCGCAGCGCGCCGACCTGGCCTTCATCCGCGGCGACGGATCGGGCAATACGCCGAAGGGGCTGCTGAACTTCACCAGCACCACCGGCACCACGATCGGCACGTCGGGCGCGGTGAGCCCGAACCCGAACCGCATCGCTGCCAATGGCGGCGGCTCGAACATGACCTTCACGCTCGCGAGCATCACCCAGGACCTGGGCAAGCTCGAGCTGGCTCTCATGCAGTCGAACGTTGCGTTCCTGAACACCGGTTGGCTGATGGCGCCGCGCACCGCGGTCTATCTGCAGAACCTGCGCGACGGCAACGGCAACCTCGTCTACGCCGCCGAGATGGCCACCGGCAAGCTGCGCGGCAAGCCGTACAAGGTCACGACGCAGATCCCGATCAATCTGCTCGCGAACGACGGCGCGACCTCCAACGCCTCCGAGATCTATCTGGTCGAGTGGGCGGACGCGATGGTCGGCGAGGCTGGCAGCCTCATCCTCGACGTCTCCGACGTCGCGGCCTATGTCGATGCCGGCGGCAACACCCAGGCGCCGTTCAGCCTCGACCAGACCGTCATCCGCGCGATCGTGCAGCATGACTTCGGCATGCGCCACGATCAGTCGGTGGCAGTCCTCACCGGCGTGAACTGGAGCTAATAGCTCCGGGACACACCATCCCCATTGACCCTGCGGCGGCGCCTTAGGGCGCCGTTCGCATACCAGGAGTAAAATCTATGCAGGGTCTTCAGAAGTTCATCGCCGAGGAACTGCTCCCGAAGGCATCGCTGCTCACGATCGCGGCGCCGGCGGGCACGGCAGTGAACGGCGTGGCCGTCGACACCCAGCAGCTGCTGGGCGCTGTCCCCGGGCTTCCGGGTCGCTTCAACTCGGTCATGGCCGTCATCGCCGCGGAGGGCATCCTCCAGAGCGGTAATACCCTGACCATCTCCGCGATCAAGCTGCAGGGCTCGGCCGATTCGGGTTTCACCACCCCAATCGATCTGGTCACGCAGACCACGACCGGCGGTGTCAACAC